TCTCCGATACCACCGCCTACATCTCCGATACCACCGCCTACACCGCCGCCTACACCGCCGCCTACACCGCCGCCTACACCGCCGCCTACACCGCCGATATCTCCGAAAACGGACGCCCCTTCGCCCTGAAATATCCGAGTCGGACTTGTTAGAGGGCCCGAATAACTCGAGGGCTCCAGGCTAATTTGACCGCCGTTCGCGAACCTTCTCGGCGCGTCCAACTGATCCAAATACGAACCTATGCCGCCAACCGCGCCGCCATCTTCAAACTTAAAAGCCTTGTTTAAATAAAACCCGCCCTCACCCGTTCTGGGATCATAAGAGCCGCTTGCACTGAAGCCTCCCGGAGACGCATATCGACCCTCAATCGGCCCCCGCTCAATGCCGTCCGTGCCAAATTCTATGTTTTCCGGGGCCCCCTGTGCCCGTAATTCGTCACCGAACTCAACTTCGCCACTGAGGTAATTCAACGGAACACCCGCTGTGAACCTATGGCCGTCCGGACCCACAACCGTTGCGCCAAACTTACCACTACCGCCACTTTGACTAACCGTGAAACCGTCTCTCGGGCTCTCACGCCCAGAAAAACCCTCCGCAAACATCTCTGGTGTAACACTAAAACCGGCTAAACCCGGAATCCCCACCGAAAAACCACGGTCCGTGGGCCGAGGAGCACCAGCACCTAAATCTACACGGCTACCACCCCCTTCGATCACTTCGTCAATTTCCGAGTCTTGTAATCGGTATCGGTCCATTAGACAAAAACCCTTAATAATACGCACGCACCTTAACAGATGTTGCGTCGTCTTCCCAGTCGTCCACCGGCAACTGAATAAAGTTACCCTGACGATACCGCATTAAAGCCTGCGTCATACTATCAACCAAGTCATCATACTCCCCATTGGGAAATGCCGCCACCTCCTCAATCATCTCATCCGCCCAAGTCTCGTCCGGGACCCAAACCATGCCCGCCTCAAACAACGGACTTACACTGTGTACTCGCGAAACCTTGTCATTACCCCTGCTAGGCGTGAAATTTACTACCGGAATGCCCATGTTCCGCAACTCCTGCGTTAACGGCAAACCACTCGCCTTAGCCTCAATGATAACCGTGTCCGGCTCCCAAAACCTATACAAATCTAATGCCTCTTTTTTTAAATCCGGGAAATCCCAACGGCCCTTCTTACTGTCTAACAATATTAAATTGGGACCACTCCCACCCTCATTCGGATAAAATACACCCCACGTCGTTATCGCACTGTAATCCGAAGTCTCACGCTTACTGAAAGCCGTGTCGTAACTCTGTATGACATACTCTAACTGCGGAACACGCTCCTTATCCCAACGCTTCCACCACTCCCGTGGAATGATCGCATTCTCCTCACCCGTCGGATTCTGCTGATACTGAGCATTCCACTTGCTCGGAGGTATTGATGCGCGGACCGCGGTTAAATCTTCTAAACTCCAATACTCCGGCCAACACGGAGAACCATCCTCAAATATCGCCGGTAACTCAACAATCTCCCACTGGTCCGCTAAAGGGTCCTTCGCCATCGCACGAACTAATTGACCCGTCATGTCCTTCTCAGACCAACGCGTCTGAACCAAAACTATGCTGCCCCCAGGCTGTAAACGCTGACGAGGACCACCCGTATACCACTCCCAAGCATCCTCAAAACCAGCATTCGACATAGCCGTCTGCTCTGAATGCGGATCGTCAATAATTACTAAATCACCACCGCGACCCGCCAAGTTCGAACCCACACCAACCGCATAATACATCCCGCCAGATGACGTGTCCCAACGACCAGACGCCTTGCTGTCCGACGCTAACTTAACCTTCGGGAAAATCTCCTTGTACTCGTCACTCTCAATCAAATTCTTCGTCTTACGACCAAAATTTACAGCCAACTCCGTCGTGTGCGTCGCCTGAATAATCTTCATTCGCGGACTGCGGCCCATCATCCACGCCGGAAACAAAAAAGACGCAAACTCACTCTTCGTGTGCCGCGGAGCCATGTTAATAATTAAACGCTTTAAATCACCGCTCGCTACCCGCTCCAACTTCTCCGCTATAATCTTATGATGACGGCCAGCAATAAATTCAGGCCAAACCGTCTTCACAAAACTTAAAAAATTATCTCGACAAGCTTCATTCTGCTCAAGCTGCGCGAGCCTCAGACGAAGCTTCAATTCTTTCTCATCTAAGGCCGCGGACCGCGGTGCTTTCATGGGGGCCCCCAAAGTTATTTATATGCGATTAGTACCTTATAATAGTACACCATATCATTTTTCATGGGAATATTTGTGAGAAACATGGCCCTAGCACCCGCTGGTCGGCCCAGGGGGCCGCGCGCCGTGGGCGGGCGCCCATGTCATGGGATGGTAGCAGAATGACCCGATATCCGGGGGACCCTGGGGAACATCGGGCAGGGCAGATCGGGCCGCCGGATGACGGGCCGGGGGAACATCGGCAGGGCAGATCGGGCCGCCGGATGACGGGCCGGAGAACATCGGCAGGGCAGACAACGACGCGCAGCCGACGTCAAAATGATGCGGGACGTGGTCAAAAGGGTGCTCTCTGGTCGATCTGGTGGTCGATTGCCGGGCAATCCTACGCTGAGATTGACCAGAGAACACAAAAAAACCCCGCCGGGGATCGCCCGGCGGGGTTTTGACGTCGGCTGCGCGTCGACTAGTCGTCGATTGCGGGTGCCCAATCGGCTAGATCGTCCGCCAGATCGTTCTCGAGATCTCGAGAGGCGCGACGCTCGCGGATCTCGTTCAGCGACAGCTCGAGATCGCTTTCCATGTTCTCCAGCCCGCGCTCGAGCTGGCGGACTAGATCATTCGCGCGGTGCACCGGCACCTGGTCGCGGCGATCCTTACCAGTGGCCGCGCGGCCATGCATTACGTCCAACAGATCAGACATATCCGCGGCGTTCATAAGAAAATGCGCGCCGTCATCGAGTATATATTGAAACTTCATCGTTGTTTTCCCTGATTACGGCGCAGGCGGAATGCCCGCGCCTGATAATGTTATAACCGGATAACAAGCGCGGCGTCAATCGGCCCCAAGATCCCCTGCGACGTGATGGCGCAAGATAGAGCCAGGCGGTAACCGGCGCGCGAACTTTCGCACGGCCTGGGCGTCGCTTTCCTCCTGCCCGGCCTGGGCGGTCGCATTCCAATGGATGCGGCAATTGCCAGCGTCGGCATAGCATCCGCCCGGATCATCGGAGCCAGCGGCAGCGGCGCGCTTGCCCGGCCCGTGCGCCGTGAACCCTATAACAAAATCACGGCCCAGGCGCGAGCATAGCGGCTCGCCGTTCCCGCAATCGGAACAGCTAAACCCCTTGGCAAGTTCCGCCGGGCAGCGCACGACCGGAACGCCCGCCGGAGTGACGGCATTGCGACCGCTATCGCCCCAAGCGTCGGGGCTCATTACCGTGACAGCCGGAACGCCCGCCGCGTGCGCAGCGTCGGCATCGGCTAACGTGTCCGCGCTGTAATTAATAACAGTGCGACCGGCGCGCAATTCGCCCGCCCATTCGGCAAATGGAAAATGGCTATACGTAAACGCGACGCCGCGACGCGGTACAGAGTCAAGGATGGCGGCCAGATAATCAGCGTCGACGGCCCCCGCACCCTTGCCTGTTGGATTAAGTGCGCACGTTGCCGGGCAGGTTCCGAACCTATCACCGGCACCGGCGCGGTATGTTACGGCGCACCCGGCGGTTTTTGTTGAGCGGCTAACGGCTACGGTTTTGAGCATGTTCGAACTCCCCTAGCGCTGCTGAATTGCGGCGCTTATGTAATTTTATAGAATATTATGCGATAACTTGCAAGAAAATAATAAACCGGCAGGGGCGGGCCGTGGGGCCGTATGCGATAGCGCCGGGCAACGGGAGCCGGGCAGGGGCCGGGATGGGCCGCCCTGGCGCTGCGCAGCGGCGGGCCGGTACGTTTGAAGCGCGGCCCAGGGGACAGGGGCGGGCTTGGTTAACTCTTAAACAAAAACGCCCGCCAAGCACTAGGCCGGGCGGGCGTATTGTGAGGCGCTGCGCAGCGCCTAGGCGATCAGGCCGGTGAGATTGTTAGCGCCCTGCCGTATCGCCACGACGGCATCAGCCCGGCTGATGCGACGATGCGAACGCGACCCGCGACCCATGCCTTGGTCAGCGAGCTTGTCACACAAATCGTCGATGGTGTCGCGCGAGCCCATGACAATTGAGCTGCAAGACAATACGTCCTCAGCGTACTGCATCAGGTCGCTTCGACCCACAAAGGAAGCGACGGTGTCGCGGGTCCATCCACCCGCTTCGGTGGTTAGAATGTAGATGTCCCGCATGTTACCACGCCCCCAAGCGTTCCAGCGCGACGCGGTCGCGATCCAGACCTCGAGCGTCTTTGCCCTCGAGCGCTTTGTCAATGGCGCTGAAAATTGCGAGCTGTCGCTCGCTAAACATAACTAGCGCGCCGACTGAACACTTGTGCGGGTTAGAGTGCAGCGCCATCGCCTGCCACGCCGCTGCGCCGTCGGTTCCAGATTTCGGGCAGGCTTTTTTCAGACTACCCTGGTGCGCGCCTCTACTGACCGACGCGTCTTCTAACGCCGCTATGCAGATTTTCTTTAATTGATTGCTGTCCATGACTTAGCTCCCTTTGTCAGCCGCCCAAAAGCGGACGACCTACGCGGGTTATCGCATAGGTCGTCCGTTCCGGTCAAACAGTTTTTTAGAAAATTAGGCGGCTACCTTATCCAGCAACGCGCCAGCCTTGCGTTCCACCATAATGCGGTCGTCCTGGTGCGGAACGTCGCGGGCGATGGCGGTTATAGCCTGCGCCGCATCCCAAACAGTTTCGACCGGGCGGCCTTCCTCTTCAAGGTGCCGGGCGTTAGCGGCCCGCGCCATGCGGGCGGACAATCCGGCCCGCTTGGTTAGAAACGACAGGCGGCTGTCGTCATCATGTGCGACCTTGGCGGCCTTGGCGGCCTGGACGCCTTCAATAAACGTCGCCGTTTCGCCATGCGCAAAACTACGCAGCGCCGGGGCCGCCTCGCCCGCGAACCGGTCCGGCGCGAATTTCGTGTGCCGGATTTTAATCTCTGAGAAATTTTCGACACCCCAGAGGCACCGATTCATGCAAACGCCGCGCAGGTACATGGCAGCAATCCCTGCCGTTTTGCTTCCGGTCTCGCTGTTCCAGGCGTAAAAACCGCGGAACATTAAATCCGGTTCGCCGTTCGGAAGCGTGCCGACCTCAATCGGGTTGCGATCATCGACCAAAAAGGCAAACACGTCGCGGTCGCTGGCGAACAACGTCGTGGTCTCCAACGTAACCGGCACGTCCGGGTCGTACACGGCCATGCCGTCGCGGCTGCCGGTCATCATGCCGGGAACTTTCCAGCGCCCGCCGCTATCGTCAACCAACTGTTTGATTGGCTCGAGAATTTCCCAATCAAAAATCCGGCCATAATCAGGGCCGGTTGCGGCCCGCAGCTCGCCTCTTTCCGTTTGGCTACCGTACACCTTAACGATCTCGCGGTTGCGATTATACCGCAGACCCCATTGGATACAGTCGGCGGCCAGCGGTGCGGGCAGGTCCCGCAAATATCCCGCAGGCGCGCCGGATAAAGATGCGAGCTGACCGAACGACCAATTCGTCGGGGCGTTCTGATGCTCGCCATTAGCGTCATCACGGTATTCAATAGTGATTTCGCCTGCCGTCGGGCTGCCTTCGTTAACGTCGCCAAGCACTTGCATCTTGTGAGTGTCAACGATGCGGCTAGTCATTCGACTAGCATCGACTTTTTTAAACGCCAGCATATCGTCCAGCGACAGAAACTTCTGATCGTCTGGGCGGCTGAACCACTGGCTGCTAACCTGCCCGTTGCCAATGCCATGCTGGAATGCGTTCGTAACGTACGTCATGTTATTCTCCCTGTGTCAGCCGTTCAAAACAAACGGCCTATGCGGGTTCTCGCATAGGCCGTTCTGGCAGTCAACATGTTTTTTTAGAAAATTATCTTCGTCGTCGGGGCCTGCGCCGTTTCTGCACCATCCGCTCCGCACGCTCCATTGTTTCTGCGCCGTACATCAGTCGTGAAATCCAATTGAACAAAAAGAACATTTCTAATACCACCCCCGCCGAACACGTTCGCTGTCCATCAAAAGCGCGTCATGTTCAATGCGCTCGGTCCGACGTCTGTCAAATTTAGAAAACGCGAGGTCAATAGTGGCCGCTAATTCTTCGCTCTCGTCCATCCACTCGTCGTGGCTGTCCCAAATCTTTATGAAATCAGCCTCGGTTTCAGCCTTTTCAGCAATACGCTGCGCCTCGCTATCGCTAATGTTAAACCGGGCGGTATAATTCTGTATCTCGTGCAAATTCATGGTCAGTCCTCCATCGACGCAATGGCCAAATCGCGGGCTAGGTCCCGCATTTTGGAGACGGCCTCAAACATTTCATGCGCAATTTCCAGATCGTGCGCCCGGCTTAAATTAGGCGAGTGCCTGCTCTGGTAGTTCCTGCCGTGAAACGGGGTTCCTACCAGATATCGCAGCGCCGTCTCCATTTCTTCGGCAGCGTTAGAAATTAGCGCGCTGGTCGCAGCAAAATCCTTAGCGTCGTTCCCGTTCAGGTGCGGTCTCGCACATATCGTCATGTCGTATCTCCCTTGGTTATGACGCAACAGTCATACGCGACTATATGGGAGCAATCAACCCTAAAATCATATTCCAATCAATTTCTTCTGATCCCAGGTACAACGGCTCAACCGCCATGCCCTCTAATTTCAGGTCGGAGGCTTTCGATCCCGGATACAAACGCACTTCCTGGGGCTTGGTTTTCGTCGCGACTTTCAGCACCAAAACCCAGACGCTGGCCTTTAACTTCGCATGTCGGTGGAGCCACGCGACCTGATGGGGCCGTAAATCGACTGCGCGGCCCGCTGTGGCCTTTAGTTCGACGAAATGGAACTTACCCTGCTCGTCGCATAGCATGACGTCTGGGACGCCCGGCAGCGCCCAAGACTCAAGACGGGTCGCCGTCAGGTTCCGGTTCGTCGTCGCCATCCCCGCTTTCATCGTTCTCCAGAACCCGCTCTCCCTGTTCGCTGCCGTCGTCGGGATCGCTCGTTCTTTCGGGAGTAATGTCGATAGTGACCTCGCCATTGGACTGCTTTAGCTCCTCTAGGGCTCGCATGACTTCATCCTTCGACATACTGTCGATGCTGCCATGACGGACTTCGGATTTGGAAACATAAATATCCCCCTGCGCCTGCCCTCGTCGGTACTCGGCCTGGACGGCAGCAGAGTATGCCCCGTTCTGCAAAGCCACGTCCCTGATCTTTTGCAGGTCGCGCAGATGCCGCTGGTACGTCACGCCATACTTCTCGTCCAGCTCTTGGCGGTATGCTTGGATCGCTGCGCAGACGTGCGGGCTATGATCCGGATTTGTCAGCTCATATGCACGGGTGTGTGCAGAGCCTGCCGTATACCCCGCGTTGATGGCGGCCTCGCGGAGTGTGATCTGGCCATCCTTTGCGACCAGCTCTTTTACAAACAATTCCTGCCTTCGGGTCAGAGGCGTGTTTACCGATACGCCCGGACGCCCTACCTCGCCCTGCCCAATCTTTTGCTTGTTCTTACCGCGCCAAGTGATCTTGTCTGACCGTGCCGTCATTCGTAACCCTTTCTGTCGTATGCGATTGTACCCATAAACCGCCTTTATATACAATCCATTTCTGAAATCATTTTTTTTTTAAAAACCATTTACCCCCCCATTGAGGCAATTCTGCAAGTTACATAAACCCCGGTTC